TGTTTATATGTTCACTGTTTTGGTAAATAAAAGCATCTCTTTTACCTGTTGATTCGTTATCTCTTACTAATTTAAATATATTATAACTATCTTCAATATCTTTTGTTAAGGTTGCATCTGATATATGTGTTGTATCCGATATAACAAATTCAGTTTTCATATCAGCTAACGATTTTAATGTTAAATATCCAAAATTGTCATATAAACAATACTGACCTCCACCATTATCACTTGTTAAATATAAAGATTCTGAAATTATATCTAATAATTTTTTATTATCTTCTAATAGTTTTGGAATAACAAATTGCGTATCAGCAATTTCGCCAACACGCAATTTAAATTCTTCAGCTATTGATTTTATAATCTCATTTGCTTTCTTATTTACAAATGCGTATGTTGCATTATAAAGCAGATATTTTATTTGGTCATAACAAGTTATTGTAAATGCTTGTTCTTTTACTTTGTTTTCAATTTTGAAAATATAACCATAAAATCTTCCAATACCATCTATATAAAGCTGAATTATATCTCCATTTTCAAATTCAATAGTATTTTTTTGATGAAAAGCATCACCTTTTACACAAGTAAGCGATAATGTTCCACAACTTCCAGTTCTTTTTAAAGTTAAGGTTGCTTTTGAAACTATATTTGTAATATTCCATATTACACCATTCTTTTTGTCTAAACGAATTTCATATTTCAATATAACCTCAACTCCATTCCTGGTTCAAGACCATTTAATAAATCAGCATCTGTTAATCCATTAAGTCTTTTTATATCCCAATATTTAGATTCATTACCAAAGTTTTTTATAGAAATTGAAGTTAGAGTATCGCCTTCTTTTACAATATAAATTTGATTTACTTTTCTTGTGCTTGCACGAGATTTTTGAAGAACATTGTTATCTAAATTTATTTTATCAGCACCAAAGAAACGATATTCTTTTAATTTAAGCTTATATGACCAAGTTCCAACATCTCCACCTTCTTCTGTATGTGAAAAGGATTCAATAGAAACTGGTGAATTTATATCTATTGTACTGCCTATGAAAACTAATCTAATTGGTTTTAATGTGTTCCACCATTTTTTTATTTTTTTAATATAATCATATGGAGATAACAATTTGTTTTGTGACACATTACACCCAGGATACCAAATTGCTGGAAATTCAGAATCTATTTGTAAAGTAAATTCTTTAGGCAGTTTTAATTGAGTGACTTCACCTAAATTTAATATTTCTGTAGCTTTATTATTTCCACTTCCAGATACTTCTAATTTTGCAGGAAGTACAGGAAGTTCAATAAGTTCTTCGTTGTTATTATAACTTAAATATATATGATAACCCATTATCCAACTGGCACCCCTTCCATACTAGAATCTATTTCTTCTCTAACTCTAGCTGCAACACCTTCTATTAAGTAATCAACATCTGCATTTTCGTGAATATCGCCGGTAGCAACATTTACAACAGGAGCATTACTAATATAATTTTGAATATATTGTTGTTCTGCTAATTCTCGAATTAATTTTAAATCTTCGGATGCAACGTCAACTTCACCTTCTACATTTTCCACATTAGCTACATTCCCAATATCTAACCCTTCACTTGAGTCTCCATTAAAAAATTCACTTATTTTTCCATCGATATTTTCACCCATAGCGTATCCCTTATTCCATGCTTCCTCATAGTCCCATCGAGATAACCCTAAACTCTCTGAACTTAAATCTAAATTATCCATAATCTTTTCATATGAGCCATTACCATATTTACTTGCAGCATCTTCTACCATCGTATTTAATCCTGCTCGCCATCCTTGAACTGTTCCAGCCAAGTTTGAACCAAAAACTTTATCTATCGCAGAAGCTATAGTTTCAACAACACCCAAGACATTATCTGCCAAATCTCCAAATAAATGAATAATTGCTCCTATAGGATCATTAAATAAGTTTCCGAAAAAATTTGCAAAAGCAATCCACGGATTAGCAATGCGATTTACAGCTCCAAGAACCAAATCTATTAATCCAAGTACTGTATTCCATAAAAATGAACCTACAACAGTTACAGCACCAATAATAATTCCTGTCGCTGAAGTAGTTGACTTTGTAACTTTATTTATAGCTGCTACAGCTGCATATATTACTGCAATAACAGCAATTATAATTAATAAAATCCAAGTTAATGGACACGCATAAAGTGCAGCATTAAATCCAATTTGAGCCGCAGTCATTCCTGTCGTCGCTGCCGCTTCTGCCGCAGTTGCCGTACCATGTGCAACAGCCGCAATAGCACCTAATGTTTGTAATCCATTTGAAATTCCTTGTTGTACGTTATATATTAACAAAGCTCCTGTATATAACCCAACTGCTGTTGCTATTCCAAGAACTATAGGCTCTATAGTTGACCCATTATTAGCTAACATTGATATAAAGTTTAATAACGGTTTAGATATTTGTATAATTTTATTTACGGTCATAGTCCATACTTGTCCACAAGTCATAGGCATATTTTCAAAATCTTCTTTTATATCATCTGTTGCTCCTAGCATTGCCTCTTTAATTATATCAGCTGTTATTTTCCCATCTGAAGCTAATTCTCTGACCTTTCCTATTGGCACTCCCATATGGTCTGCTATAGTTTGAATAATATTAGGAGCCGCTTCAAATACAGCATTTAATTCTTCTCCTCTTAATACTCCTGAGCCTAATGCCTGCGTTAATTGTAAAGAAGCTGAACTCATTTCTTCTTGGCTTGCACCAGCAATAACAAACATTTTGTTAAGATTTTCAGAGAACTGAATTATTTCATTTGTATTTGTAAAAGTTCCCTTTGCTCTCATTCCTAATTTTGAGACAACATCTGCAGTTGCAAAATAATCTGCTCTTGACCTTTGTGCTGATGCAAAAATCTGCTTTTGTAGTGCATCTACTTGTTCATCAGTTCCACCAGACATTATTTTTAATCTAGCTGTTATTTGTGTGTTTTGATCTGATATCCCTACAAGCTTATTTAAACCTATCGCACCTACAACTGTTTTTATGGTATTTCTCAGTCCGTTATAACTATTTGTTGTTTGGTTTACTTTTTGATTTAATTTTTCTTGTTCTGCTACTGCGTTTTCTAACTCAATATCCACTTTAGATACAGTTTCTTTAATTCGATTTAAACCTGATACATCTACATTTTTTCCAACTTTCTGAGCCATTCTTTCCAATTCAGAAACTGTCATATTTACAGCTTGAGTTATATTTCTTAAATTTCTTGTCATGAAGTCGTTTAGTCTAATATCACCTTTTACTGTTGCCAAACTCTACCACCTCATTTCTTTGTCTTTTCTTTAATTTCTTTTGATTTTTTCGATACACAAGCATATATAAAAAGCTTCTCTCTTTTTGAAAGCTTTAAATAATCACTTGGCAATATGTGTAGTTCTAGAAGACAATAATATGCTAAAGTAGCATCAAAATCGTCTTCCTCTATTAGTTTTTTGCTTCTTCAATCAATTCATCATCATCAGTCTTAAATCCACTTAATTTAGTAATTTCAGTTGATAAGTCAGAAATTTCTCCTGGCAGTAATACTTTATGTAAATATTGTTCTGGAGTTAAACATCCTAATTTATTAATGCTATCTGCATCTTTAAAATTAGGATAAATTGTAGCTGCAATAATTACTTTCTCGTTGAATAATGCATTATCAAATCTTACCCTATCTTTTCTCTTTTTTGGTAAAGTTGTTGCTTCACTTCTTGCTGCCTCATATTCTTTTTCAGTTAATGCTCTGATTTTAAATTTATATAATTCTCCTGTTTCAGGGTTTTTTAATCTGCTTGATACAACTACTTCATCTTCAATGTTTGAAACATCATTTCCGTTTAAAAACTCTTGTAAATTCATTTTCTATGTCCTCCTTAATTTCTTTTTTTATACTTTCTCTAATTTCATAAAAAAATAGCCATGCTATTAATCTAAGCATGGCTATTTTTAAAAATGTTTTTATAAAAGATAAAATTGTTAATTCAATCATATTTTACTCCAATACAGGATTTCCAAATTCGTCTAACACTTCCACATCTTCAAAAGTAAATGGAACTTCTTCTTCCATTGCTTCTGAATCTACATCTAATTTTGCTAGTTCAATTGAATCAATATTAACTTTTTTTAATACTACTGTTTGCTTTCCTACACTTGATGTTGGATCTTCATTTATAACTTGAATATCAAAATATGTATCTCTGCCTGTTTTTATATATTCAAGCATCATTTTTCTAAATATAGATGTTATATAATAAATTGTTAAAGTTCCTGAGCCTTTCCATCCATTACCTTTATGTTGTGTTGCTCTATTTCCCATTGTTTTTCCTTCAGCTTTTTTCTTTTCCATTTTTGCACTTAATTTTTTTAAGTAAAACATTAATTCAACATTATTATCTATAGTCGAATATGCTCTACCTTCAGCTCCATTTATTGTATCTTTAAAATTTAATGTACTTAGATTAGACATAATAAATTATCTCCCTTCAACACAAATTATTTTAAATTAATCGTCATATATAATTTTTCCATTGAATCTATTGTTTGCACCGCAACATTCACAACAATCACATCTTTATTATCTCCTTGTAAAACAGTAATATCCTTTTGTGTATCAAATGTTTCAATTGCTCCTTGCGATTCTAGATTCTGCATATAACTTATAATATCTGCTTTTAATAAATTTCTACCATCTTCATCATTGCTTACCTTTCCGATGTATTTAGTATTAAACGTGTCTTTTATATCATTACAAATTGAATCTAATACCCTAATAGTTCTGTTTTTAGCCATAGAGCTTATTTTTCCATTATCAAAAGTAACTAAACTATTAATATCTGTTTCTATTTTACAATCTTCATTAAATACTATATTCCCTGATTTAATTGATTCAATAATTTCTTCATGTGTTTTTCTTGGATATGGTTCTGCAGCTCCATCATATTGAATATAGGTATTACTTGTAGCCACATCGCCACCAGCTGTCAAACCACCTATATATGCGGTAGCAGTTGACTTATCAATAATTGTGCCATCTGTAAGTTTTACACCATTTTCTACTTGTATAATTCCTTCGTAATCAGTTGTTACATTTGATACAGGAATTACAGCTTGAACTTTAACTCCTAAATCTTCTCTTTGTCTTTCTATAAAATTTTTAACAACTGGAACTAAAGTTGCACATTCTTCTTCAGTAAAATTAAAAGCTATAGTATTATATTTTTGTGTTTCAATATAGCTTAAAAATTCTGTATAGTTACTATTATTTACTTCTGCATCTGTTCCTCCAGTCAATGTTAATCCTGCATTTGCGGTTAGAGTTGTCACAGAAAATTCAACAAAATCATTATTTACTAATTCATCCTTTGTAGAAATTTCTTGACTGTCTACCACTTCATTATTTAAGAATGTTTCAACAATAAATTTTCCATCCGTTTTTTCTACAATAGCAACTTTTAGATTATTTCCTAATGTACCAGCATATTTTGCTGTAACTGTAATATTTTCATCTGAAATAGCAGCTTTTTTTCCACCATCATTTAATCTATACACAATTATTTTTTGAGCACCTTTTAATCCGTCATTTATTGCTAATAATTCTAAATCGTATAATTCATGACCATATAACTTTAAAAAATTGCTTTGATAATCAACGACATTAACTTTATTTCCAAAATCTAATTTTAAAGGTAACACTAATATACCTCTTTCAGAAACTGGCACATTTGCCTTTTCCGTGCCTACAATATTAATATAAGCACCTGGTCTAACTTTATTTTGAGTTTTAAATGTTCCTCCAGCCATATTCTATTTTCCTCCTTTTAGAAAATCATTATATAAATACTCTACTTCTGCTAATGAATACATAACTTCATCACTAAGTAAAGTTTTCAAAATATCTTTTTTTACACCTTTTATATCCATTAATATAGCACGCTTAGTGTATTTCTTTTCTTCTGTACTTTCTGATGTCTTTTTTGCTTTAGCCATCTTTTACACTCTCCTTTACATCAAGAGATTTCATTTTTTCTTTATTATCAACCATTTGCAAATAGTAAATATATGTCACATAAAAATGTAACACTTTATCTTGAATTTCATAATTCATTTGTGTACCACGAATTTTTTTATTTTGATTTACTGTTAAATATTCCAAAATATTAAATAATGTATCTCCCATCGTATTATATTTTTCATTTATATCTTCTTCAGTTTCATCAAGAAAAAATTGAATATCAAAATTTACAGTATCTTGATAAGATTGAATTTCTTTTTTTCGTGGTTTATTTAATTGTTGTACAAAAAAACAAGGTTCTTGAAAACCTTGCTCAATTTCTTCTCCATAAATATCATATGTTGGGAAATTTAAATCTAATTGTTTTATAATTGCTTTTTTTATCATTAGTTAATCCTCCCCAAATATTTGATTTAAGTAAGCTTGTAGTTTTACATCTAAAAACTGAGGAAGTCTAGCTTCAACCTCTTGCATACTAATTTGAAGCATATGCCTACCTTGTACCCAAGATTTTTTCAATCTTTTACCTAGCACAGGAACATATCTTCCTGGTGTTTGCCTATGACCATATTCAACATATGATGCATATTCTACCGGGTTTATAATCCAAGCGATATATGTATCTCCTGTTCTTGAAACTCGTAATGTTTTAGCCGTTGATTCAATGTTGCTTATTCCACTTCCTCTACTACTTTCAGCTTCTTCTTGTGTTTTGGCTGTCCAACCTCTTCTTAAAGTCCCTCCGGTATGAATAATTTTATCTTTTGTTTTTACTTGACCTTTTTTGTTTCCTCTTTTATAACGAATTTCATTTCCTGATTCATCTGTTAGTGCTTCTGCAATTGACATTGACTGTCCAACCGGAGTCAATTTTATTGTTCTTTTAAGAACTTCCATTGCAATTTCGGCAACACATTCTCGCATAAATTTATCTAATATTTTGGGTTCACTCATTTTATTAAGATTATCCCTCAATTTTATAAAATCAGAAATATCCATACTTCCCATTTTAGCCATCTATGCTCTATCCTCTCTTTCCAGGATAATTTCTTGATGACTTGAGGTCCAATTAGGTTCTCCTGTCTTATACCTTACAACTTTGCCATTTTTTAACGTAACTTCTATAGTATCACCTTGTTTTATTTCAATTTCTGGCTTTGTAAATAGTATTTCTGTGTATTCTATTTCATTTGTTGAAGTTGTTTGGTTATCCTTTGATTTACTATCTCTCCCTACAGAACAAGCTTCATCTTTGTAGATAACTTCACTGTTATATTTAGTCTTTCCATTAACTTTTTGTTTTGAGGTATTACGTATAACTTTCATCTTAGCATCATAAGTTAATTCCAATACTGCTTTTTCTTTTTTTAATATAGCATCAAAAATAGACAATATTACCACCTCATTTTTCTAAAGCGATTTAATCTATTACTATATTTTTTTAATAATGTATCTTCATCAAATTCTATTGTCCCTGTAGAATAATTTCTACCGTTTATTTTTGTAATATTACTTTCTTCATTAAATTCAATCTTTTCATTTAATCTTTGAATACTCTTAATTGTCTGACCATTATTAATAATATTTTCTTCATTTTCACCATTAGATGAATCATTTATATCATTAAACCCATTTAAGAAATAGTAATCTTTTGCAATTTCTAAAAGTATCGTTTCCAATTCATCTGGTATTTTATTAAGATGTGTATAATTAAGAATTATCATTATAACATCATACAAAACATTATATATAGTTTCTTCGTCTTGACATTTAGTTTCTTTTTGTAATCTTGCTTTCACATACTCAATATTAAAAGATAATTTTGATTGAATTTTCTTTTTTAATTCTTCAGACATAATTATCACGTCCTTAAACGTTTTCTTCTTTTTCTTTAATTTTAGCTAATAAAGTTTCTTTTTTCATTCTTCCTGGGTTTATTCCTAATTCTTTTGCTTTAGCTCTAATTAATTCTAATTCTTCATCATTTTCTTCATCTTCATCATCCGTGTTTTCGCCTTCACCTGTAGTATCGTTTCCATCTGTCGAATCATTACCATTATTATCTAAATCATTAGTATCTTCTGAAGTATCATTTTTTTCATCTTCATTAATATCTTCTAATAGTTCTAAAAAGTTTTTGTTTTTTTCGTATTCTTTATCAGTAATTTCTACTATATCTCCGCACCATTTCCAAGAATTATTAAGTTTTAACCCTGGACCTATTAATTTTACCTTCTTCATATAAAAACCTCCTAAAAACGAATTTAGAGGCTCACATTATATGAGCCTCTACTTATTATTATTTTTTAAAGTGTAATTGTTGCTTGGAATAATTCATCAGCACATTTTAAAGCTGGTAATGCTGTAGCAACAGCTTTTTCCCATGTGCTAACTGGATCATTTCCTTCTTCATAAACCATTGCTAATATATTACCAATTAAATCCATTTCAATTGAAGGATCTCTTTGTAATCTTATTTCTTCAGCAGTAGATCCATAAATAGTTTCTCCTAATTCCTCACCTGGCATCATTACAAATGCGTTTTCAGGGAAATATCTATGTTTACTATATGTTCCATTTGCTTCTAATTTTCTATATTTTGCATCATATGTATAGATTTTTGGTAATCCTAATTGTGTTAAATAGTTATTTAACTCACCTACTGATGCAATTCTTGTAGAATCTTTTCCAAATAAAGCATTTACAACATTCTTATTAGCTAATATTTTAGCTAATACTGTACTAGAAGTTAATACTCTTGCTGGAATAGTATCTAATTGACCTTTCCAAGCAAGCATATCATTAATTGGATTTGCGTTTTCTGCACTCCAGTCAACAACCGCTTTGTTTTCTGCTGGTACACCAAAATCAATAACAGCATCTAAATTATTTTCATTTAAAGTGATTTTACCTGTTGCAATAACTTCCATTCTCATTGCTTCAACTCTTGCTTTAACACTTGCAACTAAATTATCTATATCTTTATATACATTTTTCATTAAATAGTTTTTCTCAGCATCATTTCTTGGATTTTCTAATGCAATAATTTCTTTTTCTTTTAATTGCATTTTTCTTTTGATTAAAGCTAATTCAAGAGCTTTTTTATTAGCTTCTCTTTGCCCAATTTCTGATTCTGTATCAAATCCATGAACAGAAGCAATAACTGGTGTTTTACTTCCTTCAGCTAACATATCAAATTCCAAAGATTGCTTTTTTACTTCTGGAAATAATTCTTCTCCAAGCATAGCAGGATATTCTCTATCCTTTAAATAATTTAATATTTCTTTTTGATTAAATAACTCTAATACGTTAGGCATATTAAAACATCTCCTTTTCATTTTTTTGTAATAAAAAAAGATAGCAAAAAGCTATCTCATTTCTTATCTAAATTTAATTCCTGTCATTGCTGTTTTATCTTCATCAGCAACTGTTTCAGGTAATCT